AAGTGTTGGGGCAGACAATCAAAGCCGGGAAAACTTCCTCTCCGCGGTCCTGTAAGGCCTTTAGGGACCTAATAGCCTGAGCGGTCTTACCTAGGCCTGGTTCGTCCGCTAAGAGTGCCCTGCGAGCTGTTGTGAGGAACTCTACGCCAGCTCTCTGGTGGGGAAATAGGTCTTCATCGCCAGTGTCTGAAGTTTCAAGCTCTCTAAGAGCATTCGCTGGGTCAATTCTAGTCAATCGCTCATTAGATGCCCATTCTTTGAGCAGTGGGCCGATCTCAAGTTGGTCCTTGAAGGTTGAGCGGAGCGATAAGCATCCAGTCCACGACACCGGGATGCGCCAAACATTCTTGGCACCGTCCCATTTGGAGCCAGGAAGTGCTCTACAGACCTCTTTTAGACGCCATTCGGTATTGATGATGATGTGCTCACCGTCAAGCTCTACATAGACAGACAACCTGTCCTCCTTCGTCATTAAGTAATTATATTATCAGAAAAAAAGCTATCTGACTACTATTTTTTGATAATAGTTTTAATCTTGTAGCAATGCTACAGGTTTCCAGCCAGTTTTTACTAATCTTAGTAGACCATGTCTAATTGCGTCAAGTGCGTGACCCTCGCCACCCCTGTGCCAATACTCTAGCTTCTTTAGTTTAGGGTTGTCAAACATTGCTTTTGCATCTGCAGGTGATTGAAAGTAGATATCATCCGCTGGACGTCCGTTATCCATTAGGCACTGCTTAAGTATGCCAATCTGCTCTAGAGAGTAAGGCGCTTGAGTGCTTTTAACAGTCTTAGCATTAATCGTAAACCGCTCGCAAGTAATATCTAGGTTATACCGCATCGCAGGATCCCACAGGACCTTACGTATGACCTCCGCATACTCTTCCTGTTGTACTTCAACAGACCACTCTAGAACTGGCTCAGCGGCTCCGTCACGGCTGAATAGAGCTATACCAGTAGCCTTACCTGGGTCAACTGCCAATACATACATCATGCGTACTTTACTCCCCAATTCTCTAGAGGCCCTTCAACGTCAGCAGTTAGCGGTACAGCCCAACCTTCTGTTGTAGTCATGCACTCTTTCACTATTCTCTTAATCTCTTCTGCGTCTTTTCTAGGCGCATTTAGGACAATCTCGTCATGAACTGGGACAATTAGCAAGTCAGTTAGGTCAGCTTGGTCTAGTTTTACGAGATTTGATTTAAAAATCTCGGCCGCTCCTCCCTGAATTAGGTAGTTAACCAATGTGTACACACGATCATCATCACAAGGGAGGCGCCTACCGGTCCAGGTGTTGACATAACCGGTACCTTCTGCTTCTAGTCTTTGGAGGCCTCTAGCCTCTACAGCCTTTTGGAACCCCTGCATACCCGGGAATCTAGTATCAAAGCTGTCTGATACCGCACGCATCTGATCTTCAGCTACGCCGGCAGTTAGTGCTTGCTTAGCTATACCAGCACCGTATAGCCGTCCATAGACAACTCCCTTAATTAGGGCACGTCGTTTATCAGACTTCTCCATAGTTGGATCTTGGTATATCTCACGGCCAATCTCGGTAAACGGGTCAGAGCCAGTGGCATCTGCCCGCAAAAAGAGTTGAATCAGGTTTGGATCCTGGGACAGAGTAGCAAACATACGGAACTCCACCTGGTCAAGGTCCGAAGTAATAATTACGTGGTCATCATCTTTTGGCAAAAATGCGCGGCGAACGGTGTCATCACCCTTTGGGAGAGTCTGCAGAGCTGGATTCTGAATTGACATGCGACCAGTACGAGCGCCCATGGTATTAATTGATGGATGAACATACCCATCTACATTTTCATTGATAAAGTTGGAAAAGTAGGTATTAGCAACTTTAAGAGCTTTGCGGTACTTAAGTGTTGTATCTGCCAGCTGCTGGACTTCCAGGCTACCGTCACGAACTAACATCTTAAGTTGATCAGCATTTGCAGACCTCTGTCCAGTCTCTGTAAACTCTGTTATTACTGCCCCCATGCTCTCAAACACTTTTACTAATTGTTGGTTACTGCCAATTGATATCCCATAACGGGACTTACCCCAATCGCGAACCTGATCTGTATACGAGATCAGCTCGTCGTACTTTTTCTGAGAGTAGTTAAGGTCTAATCGCGCACCATTCAATTCCATTGTTGTGGCTATGCGTCTAGTATTCATCTCTAATTCGTACGCCATACTATACGGCTTGCCCGGAGCAGTCTTTTCCCAGAATTTTTCAAATAGTCTCATAGTTAATACTGGATCAAGCGCGCCATACTGCCAGTATGGGTCAAACTTAATCGGAACAGTGCCCCAAGTCCAGCCGTTATCGGACATACCGTAGTCTAATACCGACTGGGCAGCAGCAGCTTGTGGGTCTATGTACTGGGACGTAAGCCTCTTCAGCGCCCCGGACCCAAGCGGATCTATGAGCTTAGCCATAATCATTGTGTCGTGAGAGCGATACCACGGCATCTTCCAAGCCGAGTGTTGGTCAAACCATTTGGCCTCAAAGGCAATATTATGGCAGACTAAGGGGCCTTCAAATCTATCCATTGCCTCATAGAAGACGCCCTTCCAGTCATCCCAAGGAATAGACCAACCAGTCATACCGTCACCAACTTGGACTAGTCGCAGCTGCCCGTGCCAGGGGGAAAGTGCATCTTTACGAGGCTTACCTGGAAGTTCTCCGGTTTCGGTGTCGATTGCGATGGCTTCCAGCGGACGCCGCTCTCCCAACCAAGTTAGGAACTCTCTAGCTTTGTCAACTGTGTCTACCAAGTGGAGTTGTACTCCGTCTAGACCAGTTATCATTTTAAATCTTTCGTTAAGGTATTATCTCAACATTATAGATCTCTGCAACGGCAAAGTCAACTGCTGCTGCATTTTTTAATAATCTTTGCGCCACGACAGTTAGATATCTGGCACCATTGTCGTCGTATTTATAGAGAGCATCTAGTACTGCGTCTGGTTTATCACTCACTTGAGACCAATATCTGTATTTTTCTGGAAATATTAAATCAAGACTATTATCGGGAGCACAATCGTCGCAAGGCACTGAGCTCTCAATCAAACTTGAAGAAGGCTTCTCCTCAAGTTTATACCGAGACACTAGACGACAGGCTGCCCCGTGAAAAATAAGGGAAACACCGATGCGATATAGAACATATGAACCAGATTCTGTTTTATAGAGCTCAAATTCAATCCAACGGTACGAGCCTCTACGTGCTGAAGTTGACTTAGCAATTAGGGAACCATTGAATTGCAGAGTGCGGTCCCCGTCCCTTACTGAATACATAAATTAAACGCCACCCTCCAAGTCTGACAGTCTCTGCTCAAAAGATTTCAGTTGGTTTTCCTGCCTCTGAATTATCCTGTGGAGCCCTGCAATTATGGAGTTAAACTGAACTGCGTCTGGCTCGCCGTTTTCATCGTACAAGACAAATTTACCTAAGCCTAAATCATGTAGTTCTTCTGCGATGTATCCATAAAGGAGAGGGGCTTTAAGGTCCCCGTCTCTACCTACATCACCCGTGTACTTAAATTGACGTATGACTGCAGATGTCAAGAGATCTAAGTCGATATCAGCATCACTAATCTGTTCCTTGTACTTCTTAGAGGAGCTCTGCTTTACTACAAGATTATTGGATTGTATGCTCATCTGGGTCCCAGACCCGGTTGGTGCTGCGTAGCTGAAACTACCTGCTACGTTGAGGTCACCAGTGGATCGGAATCCTGGTGCCTCTATCTGACCGTTAGCATTTTTTGTAATAATTGCACCATTAAGATCTATATTACCGTTTATGATGGCATTACCATCTACGTCAAGATCTGCGCCAATAGTGTATAGTTTGTTACCACCAACAGCAAACCCATTACTACTGAGTGCGGCATAAGTGCCACCAGCGCCCTCTATGACTGCCCCGCCACTCCAGATGTAAAACCTACCGCTACCTGGACCAGCTAAAAGTAGCGATGCGCCCCTGTCAGTGCCCGAACCTATGATTGTCCCGGTTAAGTTACCCAGAGTGTCATAAAATGCTGCAACGCTACCCTGGATTTCTACGTGCTGGGTGCCAGCAGTGGACAGGGTGCTACCGGTTATGGCGGTACCTGATATAGTACCACCGGATATGCTAGTACCGGTTATGGATACACCATTTATACTACTTGCATCAATGGTGCCACCGCTAATTCTATCCGCGCTCAAGCTTCCAGAAGTTATAGAGGTAGCTGATAGGTTAGCTACTGTTATTAGGTTGGCATCCAAGGTCCCGCCATTGATAGTGTCAGCACTTAAAGTCCCTGTGACTACCTTGTTACCATTTATTTGAGTAAGCAATGTGGAGTCTACAGTGCCAGTAGGACCTGACCCAATAGTGAGTCCAGATGCAATTGTAACCTGCCCCGTGTTGGCGTCTATAGAGAACTTAACGTCACTAGAACTTGCACCATATGCCACGAATAGATCTTTATTCATCTCAATTCTAGGATAAGTGGTGCCAGAACCTGTAGCAATTGTGTTAGCGCTAACTAGATAAGCAGTGAGCTCCCCCACCCCTATCTTTGAAGCGGTAATACTTCCTGCTACGATATCGTCGGTGCCTACTCTGCTGATCCTAATTGGGTTAGGTTGAGCAGATCCGGCAGTTCTATTCCCAGCGTTGTCAACGGCCACTAGCTTAAAGTAATAATCAGTTTCGTAATCCATGTCTACATATCCGCCAGCTCCATCGGGATATCTGGAGACAGGGATATAGTTGTCAGTTTTTGCAATCATCGACCCAATTCGCGTCGACGAGCTAGTGCTAAATCCATTTATAGGTGACACATGTACTTCAATAAACGCAAGAGAGGGGTTAGGGGGGCTTCCGCTATTGTCAATACCATTCCAAGTGACAGTAACTACCCCAAGGTCAGCAGACAGGATTGGAGCTGACGGAGGCAGTAAGGTGGAAGAGTAGACACCAGTGCTAGTTGTGTAGGTAGTAGGGACGGACCGATTTAAACTTGTATCTACTGCAACTACTTGTAGGTATACAGTTACGCCTGGTCTCAGATTGTCTAGGAAAAAACTTGTATCTGTGCTGACAATACCGGTTTTTATATTCCAGTCCCCACTGGGCGAATAGCGAAGCCACACATCATAGCCAGCCAGATCTGTCAACGGACTATCGTTAGCATTTGTAGTGGGTGCCTCCCACAGGAGTAGCATGCTTGCCTTAGGTTGACCTGCCTCATCGGCGTAATTGTCAGCCGTGTCTGACACGTTCACAACGGGTGAGGGAGCAATAGTGTCAGAAGTTATAGCGCTGGCAGGATTAAATACTGCCCATCGGATTCCATCCCAATAGTAGGTTGTGTCGGGGTTAGTACTAGTGTCAATCCAAGTGTCCCCAACATTTATGACTTCCTGTGCCACTGAGTATACGTATTGAGTAGCCAGAACAGTCTCTAATGCTATTGGGGACGCTATTTCCTGATCAAACTCATATGTAATGCTAGAAGAGGTGGGCGTACCTGATACTAAGTAGATACCGTCTAATCCTGGATAAAGACCGCCAAGTTCAATTGTGCTAATGATGTCCCCAACCTCAAAAGTGTGGGGCCCCGTAAAGTTTATCGTAGCTGTAGTAGTACTTGACTCTGTTGTGTCTACTAAAAACCTACTTAATAGGTCCTCTACACTTGTTGAAGGGACATCTAAATTTGGGCTGTACGTCACCGTGTACAGAGGGTCGGCTGACACCCTCTCGGTTACAACAAAAACACCCGACACGGCGTAAGGTGAGTTTAGGCCCGACACTTTTATGGATTTATCTTTGGATAGTCCATTATTTGTGTCAAAAGTAAGGACCACTTCATCTATTCCTCCAGTAACTAGTTTAGATTTGTAAGTTGCACTCACTATTTTTTTAAAAGTTGATGGCGCTGACGTTGAGACAACAACAGAGGGAGTAGAGGTGCTCCCCGCTACGTAGAATGACTCTGTCGCAGCATACGAGGCGACTTTAGTCTGGCGCAATTCTGTTGATCGGATCCTGCTGTCCATACTAGAAAGTACGTTGGTTATATTTTTTGGTCTTCTTCTAATTGTCATTATGAGCGCACGCCACCAATCTTTTGTATTGAGCCATCTGAAATAAGGGTTAAGGAGACTTCTTCTGGAAGCGATGATGCGTCCGGGACGCTAACATCAAATTCTAAGATCTTGCGAATAAGTACGCCATTACTGCTTGGCTCCAGCGGGCTAGCAAGTCGCAATTTTATAAATTCGTCTTCAATAATTACTGAACACCAGTCCCCAGGCGAGAATGTCCCCACACTCGGTAGAGCCGAGCCATTTATAGACATTTGAAAGTTAGAAATTGGTGGTTTAGCATCATTTAAAAACTGCTGGGCATATATAAAAAGAGTTCCCTCGTCGCTGACATTGTCTACTTTCTCTACTTGATCAAGTAGTGGCCATCCATCAGCTAGGTAACTTAGACTTGACTCAGCGGCGTATGGCAAGCTTGCCTCAGAGAATCCGGTGTCGTCGACACCTTGAACCCAGAATCTAGTGGCAGCATCTTCAGCTGTCTCATCTAATTGCACATCTAATATGTTGCCGGGATGCTCAAATACAAGTTGGTCTGCACCATAAGCTGCTGGAGGGGCTGTAGTACCGTCGGGAATTACACCTATATCTCCAGTGTATACCCAGGCTACGCCATTCCAAACATATAGTAGTCCGTTGGAGTTCACTATCCTGGAATCATTCACTGAATTGCCTGAGGATGGTAACTCTATATAGTAATCAACAGCATTTAAGCTATTTAGAAGGGATGTTAGGTATGCCCGTAAAGTCGGAGGAATTAGCGGCAAGAACATGAAAGTTTTTTTAAAAGTTTTAATTGCATTATCGTAAGTGCAGTCAATCCTGTACTCAAAGCCGTTAATCACGTTGGAATACTCAGAGAGTATATCTCCCACATAAAGTAGTTCCGATCCTCTGAACAGTGGATTAACACGGGGGTCTTGTGCACTAAGATCTTGCGTAGAGTAGTCTATGTCAAGCCCAGAGTTTCCAGTAAACTCCCCATATGTGGAGAATTTTGCAGAGGGTGCTACTACCACAGTTCCACCGCCAGTTGGGCTAAATCTAATATTGGTAGATGACAGGGTTACATAGCTAAAAGTTAGGGTTGTAGGGACAGAAGATATAACGTAGAGGCCGTTTAGCGTGCCATTTACTCCACTAACTGTGACAATGTTGTTAGCCTCAAAACCGTGCGGTGTGGTAGTAGTAAGAGTGGCTAGTCCGCTCACTCGCTGCGCGTGGCTTACTGAAGCCTGTATCGGGCTTATAGCCGTATTGGTTATATTAGACCCGGTATTTTCGTAACTAAAGCTATTTACAGTTGCGGCAGTTACTACGTACCTCCCGTTAAAGTTAGGGTCCAATGCAATATCAGACATTGAGATCCGCTGACCCAGGACTAACCCATGAGCGGCATCTAACACTATAGTTGCCACATTAGACGACCTGCCTACTGACAGGATTGTTTGAAAAAACTCGGCGGATGGCTCTATTTCAGAATTGGAGAACGAAAAGTCAAAGAAGTCAACCTTCAGGCTTTCTAGTAAGTCTCTTGCGTACTCATAGGTATCTTGGCGGACGGTCACGGTCGATGCACCGTCAACTCGATCTGTAGAGGACAGGTTTACGCCATTTTTCTTTTTAAAGTAAAAGGTATCGTTAGTTGGTGCGGGCGATGCTACTACGTAGTAGTATCCGTCAAGATCTCTGTTCGTATCTAGGCCCCATGTTAGGTAGACTGGCATACCGGCTAGAAAGTCGAAACTCCCGTAAGGAAGTACCGACTTGCCGACCCCCGCAGTAATTGAAAGTTCAGTCTCATATGAGTTGCTCCAAGTTTTCCAGGCCACTCTTTTATGTAAATAGCTCGTAAACTCAGAACCTTCTACAGAAAGAACCCTGTCTTTGACATTATAAGATCTAGTCCATATGATCCCTCCCCATACGCAGACCCCATTACGGGTCACGTAGAGGGAAGTCTTCCCGGGCAGCGTGTTGTCGTAGAGCCCCAAACCAGAAGTATCTTCTATTACAGGTATATCACCCGAAAAGCTACCAGCTTCGCGAAGAGATCTGCTGTAGGACACATTTGAAAAAGGGATTTCTGCTAAAAAATCGTTAGAGACCAAGTCATGCACAAAGTATCGATACTGAACGTCTATACTTTGACGCAAAATTGTCTCTACCATGTCTTTACCTTTGTCTTTTTGTTAGTCTAAGTCTAGCAGCTAGCCGATCCAGCCAGACTTGTACAGCACTGTCAAGCTTGCTAGCCCATCGGGGTCTGTGAATTCAATGTAGGTTTTTTCAGGAGATTCCAAAAGGTATGCCCAGTCGAGTAAGGTTTCAGTTCTAGACCTACCGCTCGTTACGATGTCGGATCCCGAAGTAGAGATCGAGACTTCTCGAGAATAGGTGTCTATATCTAAGGTCTCCGTAGCTGCAATCGGGGCAACTATGGTTATGGTCCCATAAATTACACCAGCTGAGCTAGAGACATATATAACTGCAGGAGAACTTGGAGAGGCTGAAGCTACTCCCCCTTCTATCCTAAAGATGGCAGGAACCGGTATGTTACCTATATTCTCCACCTCTACCCTTGAGGCCGGGAATTGCGCCCCAGCTGGGATAGTGACCGAGTTGTAGGTGTAGAAGCTATCGTCTACCCACTCGTACTTTATTGGGTCTCCGGCCTTAAGGTCTATAGAAAAATCAATCCTACCCCTAGCATTTACGCTAGTAATTTCTGGTCTTCCGCTTAGTCTAACAAAAGAAGCTTTCGATGGCGATTCATCTACTTTTAACCATGTGCCTTTAGAGACCAGATTTGTTGCCTGTATTAGCTTATTCCTGGCTGCAGGAGTGTCCTTAGGATTTTGAACAAGTATTGAACCTGAGAGTGTTATCTCCCTTGCAGTGTATCTACCTTTGGAGTCATACGAGCCGTCGCCCCATCCGCGGGGGAGGTCTGGTATCTCAACGTCCGGCTGTTGCCACCATCCATCGATGTCACTGCAGATCCAAATCACCGGGTCAATATACCCGTTCTCATCGGTTGGGTCTTCTATAAAGTTTAACTTTAAATCTCCAAGACTTATCCCTGCTTGTAGCTTTAGTCCAGTTAAGTAGGGAGTTGGCAATCTAGTTAGTGAGCCATTTACTAGCCTGGTTTCGGCAGCTTGCAGGTCTGCAGATGGCGCGTCTTCGTGGTACGTACGCGCTCTTCCCCAATGGGCATAGATCACTACATTTTCCGTAGGTGTGTACGGAAGTAGAACTCGGGTGCCGCCCGTCTGTGCTGTAAACCAGCCCAGTAACTCAAAATCATATCGTACGGATGCCAAATTGTGGCCACCCGGTACGGGAGAATACGACTCTCCTTGGACTACATCCACGCTTGTAATTGCGCTGCCACCCTGAGAATCAAACGTAATTGTATAGGCCACTAGAACCCACCTCGCCTCATCTGGAATGCAAGTTTGCGGGAAACCATATTAGCTAACGCTTTCTCATCCATACCTTGAGATGGATTTACAATAATTTGGACAGTAGAGCCAGTACCTGCAGACTTATTAGAGTTTATAGCCTCCAGTAGACTCCTATTCTGAGCAGTTGCTCTAGCGTTGACTACAAATTCTCCATTTGATAGCATCGCAGGTATGGAGTCAGATCTAGCAGTCCCTGCACCAGACAAAAAGCCGCCGGAGGCAAAACCAGCTAGTCCGCCATTTTTAAATGCAGAAATGTATCCACCGTCTTTGTTGCCGACGCCTTTAAAGGACCTCATGTCAAAGCCGGGAATAGTGAACGTGAAGTCCTTCAATCCGGATTGTATACCGTTCTTGAGCGCATTTGCGCCGTCTGTACCAGACTTGGAAAGACTCTTTACCAAGCTCGCTCTTTGCCCCTCCGTGCCCTCTACCAAACTTTTAACTAGGTCCGCTCCAGCTTCACCCATATTTTCTACTTGTTTATAGACCTCTTCCGGCAGCTGCGTGACAAGTATAGCTAGGTTGTCCTTCCAGCTCTGTTGTGCTTCGACTTGTTCAGCAAGGCCTTCTAGATAGAAGTCTAGGTTAAATTTTTGATCGTTATAGTAGTCTTCCCAGTTATCGGTGGCGTCTTCAGTGTCGTCTGCCTGCGCCTGCGCCCAGATTTTTAGTTCTTCCTTGTTCTGGTTTAGGCCTTCTCTGTAGTCAATAAAGTCATCAAGTAGTCCTTGAATTCTTATTTTCTCGGCTCTAGCAAGCTCGCCCGCGGCTGCGGCTGCTTCGGAGGCTTCTACTTTATGACGCCTAATCGCTATCTCGCCTTCACCTATTGCAAGATTAGCAAGTTTCTGCATGTCAATTTGACCGTCAGTGGTGTGAACGTTAATTTTTAATTGATCAGCTTGCTCAATTAGTGAAGTTTTGTACTCATCCATCTCATTTAGAGCAGTTACAATTTCTTCATTAGAGAATCCAACTTCTGCGGTAAAACTTTTAAACTGCTCTTGCGCCTTAGGTAGATCAGTCACTGCAACGTTGGATAGAGCGCGTCCCATTGCTCCAAAAGAATCAGCGATGGCTGTAGTTTTAAAGGTAGAGTAAGTGTAATCATCTTGCGCTAAAGATAGTCGGCTCATGCTATCTTTCATTGAGTCTAAGCTTTTTATTGAATTCGCGTAATATCCTGAATTTGCCTTAGTTGCTTCACCCCAAATATCGGATGCAGACTTTGCCTCTTCAAATCCCTCGGCAATTCCCTTGGTAGCTTTCTCCATCTGGGAACCTTTAACTGCAACTACTGCAGTCACAACTGCTATTGCAGCAGCGGCAGCAAGGATGAATGGCATGATCGGGGCAAGTGCCACGGAAATAGTTGTCCCTGCTGTAATAGCTGTACCTGCAGTAGCTAAGAGACCTGTGTTAGCCGCGGCTGTTGCGGGAAGTACAGCTCCTAAAGTAGCAGCTAACCTAGCGACAAACCCTACACCAATTGTACCAATTTGCGTTAGTACAATCAACATAAGACCGAATGCGCTTGAAACCGCTACTATCTGACCTACAAAACTATCAAATATCGGCTTTAGAGCTATCATGATCTGGTCTATACCCTCTAGGAAAAAGTTCAAAGTTTCAAAGAAAGTAGTAGGGACCGAGGAATCAGCGAGTGAAGCTACGATGCTGGTAAGAGTTTGGAGAACATCTGCAAGAGCAGGGCCCGTTTCTACTGCAGCTTGGACCAACTGTTGGAACTGGAAGCTACCAGAATCTAGAATCCTCCAGAATTCGCCAACGGCAGGGTTTGCGCCAAGTCTTAGTATCGTCTCAAAGGCTCCGCCTATGGCATTACCCATATCTATAAAGTTCTGGGCAGCCCCTTGGAAGTACGATTCTAGGAAGATTGCATCAGCATCTTCCCACGCTTGAGTGACCTCTTCCAGCCAGTCCAAGATCATGTAGCCACCACTACCTGGTACAAAATTAGCTGCAACTATTGCCCCAAGTGATCCAAATATGTTGCTAAAAATAGAACCAAATTTGGCAGCATTATCGCCAACTTGGTTAAAGAACTCCTCAAGTTCTCCGTTTGCTTGCTGAGTATCTAAAAATGAGGCCCAAGCGTTAGTTTTATCCTCGAGGTATTCGATGAATCTTCGAGTCAGTGGGTCAGCAGCGATTAATGATGAAAGCAGGCCGGAGAACAAGTTGCCAAAGATAGTCCCAAAGCTAGGAATGTCTCTAGCCATATTTCTAAGCACAGTGTCTAGATCTTCTAAGTCATCATTAGCTAGGAACACATCGTTAAAATTGCCAAAAGCCTCACCGGATGCGGCTCCTATGTCATAGAATCTTTCCTCTAATACTGTAAATAGTCCAGAATTAATCAGCCTAGAGAGCTGCTCTTCCAGAATAGGCAAAAATCCATTGGCGGCAGACTCTCTAAGTTCATCTTGGAGAGGAGATATGAAAGTTAAGAATTCAGCAAAGGACCTCTGGGAGTCAGTGAGACCCGCGAAAGGGTCTTTAATGCCCGCGCCCATGCCCTGTACGCCCTTGTTAACCTGGTTGTTGAGGTCTTCTCTATTAGAGATTGCCCTTCTATATGCAAGTTCTGCTTCGGCAAAGGCCAGCTGTGCCTCTCTTCTTGCCCTAGAGTTTGGAGCAAGATCAGCAGTTCTAAGCAGGGCCTCCCTGGCCTTCTCTAAATCTAGTGCCGCACTGCCCTCTGTAAGGGCCGCCTCTTCTGCAGCAAATTTAAGATCTTTATAAGACTTAGCCAAATCATCTACTGACCCGCCTAATGCTGTTGTAGGGTCAGTAGCATCTGCTACTGCTGCCCCCACTCCGTTTAGTGCGAATTTAGCAACCCCCGTTGCAACTTTTAGTGTTATGGCCGCAGAAGCAACCGCTAAAAATGCTGGGACTACAGACAAAGCAGCTCCAGCTACAGCTCCAAGTCCTCCAACTAGTGCGCCGAGGCTTCCTGCAAGCGCACCTAAGGCGCCTTGGAGGACATAACCTCTACGGACTAGAGAAGTAAAAGATTTGGATGCCTGTTCTGCTTCAGGGTATAAGTCGCGAAGTTGATCACGAAGTACCGTGAATCTGTTAGTCTTGCCCCCTTTGTTGAGCCCCCTGGTTAGGGCATTTCCCATATCTCGGCCGGCCTTGTTTGCAGACTTGACAGTGCCACTAAAGCCTCTTTGTATGTCACTCTCTACCCTATCGGTAAGTGCGCGAACAACTACATATGCTGAACCTACAACGGCCACTGTCAGTCCTCCTTACTGCCCTATTGGGGAGTCAAGTACGCTGCCAAATGGCATCGCGCTATCTCCATTAAAATCAGTCGGTGCTACATAAGATTTTGTCTCAAATGACTCTGCCTCATAGTCGTAGTCGCCATTAGAGTTTGCAGCTCTAGACGACGATGGTGACTTAATACCCCAGTTGTATGGAACTCCATACATAACGCCATATATGTGCTCTCTGGCTCTTGTCATCATTTCAGCAGATTCGGGGCTAGCATAGCGAAGATCCTCCTCGAAGAAGAAATGCAAGACATCACACATGTCTGACGCATCCAACTCTCCCAAGTTGATTTTATTTACCATTGCTTTTCCATGTACGTAGGGCCAGAGGTCTACCGCCCAGCTTATTAGGCCTCTGGCTGCGGATTTGGGCGGTCTGAGTACTGTCCTACTAGCCAAGCAACAATCTCGCTTAGAGTTTCGACATGTACAATTTTTTCCTTGTGATGAATTAACGTATTGAATCGTTTGAAGCTCTCGTCAACTAATATGTTTCCGAAAAAATCAGTAATCACTTGAGCAGATGTTCCACTATCTTCGCTTGATGATTTTGCAATAAGTTCTAATAGAACCGACCCCTGGATATGCCTTACGCAGGTAAATTCTTCTTCGTGTAGTTTAAATGTAACGGGCTCACGAACAGTCAATTCTTTGCCAGCACCAAAATCTTTGAATCTTTCCATTATATGTCTTTCCTGTATCGTCAATACCTACATAAATACGCAGATACATCAATTGTACTATCTAATGTGACGTATCAGTTGGCTGCTTAGGTAGCGATTAGGCTTTGTCCCCGGGTGTTGGACTATTTTTGTTTTTATGATTCTAGAACCCTTGCTAAAAATTAGATTCCCCCCGGGTTTATTTGGGGTGATTATATGCGGGCGAGTCCCCTGGTGGTGAAGGTAGGCGTAATTTAGTCCAGAGCCAATTTTTAGTGTTTGGCCGTTAGCTGATCCTCGGTGGTGCATGTAGATGGAGCCCCTAAGAGCTCCTGTCTTAACACCAACTTGTCTTCTGGCACCGGCAACTATCTTTACACCTATCTTATGCATGTGCCGCCCCACCATGCCGCTTGGTACGTTCATCTCATAATTGAGAATTGGTTTATATATAACAACACCAGACAATTCAAGGTAGACCGATGCTCTAGCCATCCTAGAGCTAGCTGGCCTACCTCTGCTTCGAGAGCGTAAGCCTTTGCCCGCCCAATATATGATTGGACTATCTGGTATTAAACCCCATGCTGGCATTTTATGGTACCGCCATAGTAATCACTAAGTCTGTAGTCTGAAAGCCGCCCTCGGGTGCAGAGGTTTCTAGGGTAGCAAGTACTCCAATACCATAACCGGTCTCATCCCATTGGTCTAATTGATTAATGGACTCCATTAAAACCCATGCGTCGATGGCCATAATCTCCGAAGCAGCTTCTATACGCTCTGCAGAAGGAGGTCGGCCATTCTGACCTACTATTGGCGTCTCCCTTGATATAGAGATTGTCATTGTAGCACTACGTGGCACATGACACCGCTGAGGTTCACCAGCTTGTGCTCCTGGAGGCCCTAGATACATCTGTTGGAAGTAAACAACTAGTTGCTCACAGTCAATAGCGGGCATACCCATCGTCCAATACTGACGGCGTGGTAGCGGGACGTTATAAGACTGAAAAACAGTAGCAACCCTTTGAAGCACACCTGACATCATGTCCCGAAGATTTACTGCGTCCTCAGAGACACCACTTAGATCTAGCTCTCCGCTTACCATGATTACTTAGCTTCTGTAGCTGCGGTGTCCTCTACAACAACTTCGTCTTCAACTACGTCTTCAACTACGTCTTCAACTACAACTGGGGCAACTTCAACAACTGGCTCTGGCTTAGGTGCAACGTACTTAGGAGCTGCTTTCTTCACTACTGGCTTTGCGCTACCTGGCATATCCTGGGCACGAAAGTTAGTTTGTACTGACATGATTTCTTCTTTCTTAATACGTCTTGATCTGGAGGTTTCCAGATGCAAGTATCGGAGTAAGGCTCTCTAGGCCGTCAACCATTTGATTGCCGTAGAGCTCCCATGTTCCTGGATCCACCATACCTAGAGTAGCTTGCGCTTCCTTGTAGGTTATAGTGAAACTTAATATGTCCTCCCCTTCGACAGTGGTTAGCGTGAAGTTGCCATCGATAGGGGATGATTTAGTGGCTCCATAATTTCTAAGATTAACCACTGGCGACCACCCGGATGCGGGGAAGAAATTACTCAGATCTGCCCCACTACCAGCGGAAGACCAGCTAACTGAAGCGGTCTGAGCGGTGGCACTCATTGAGAGATCAAACTCGGGGTCTGCTGCCTGCTTTAGCGGCTTAGCTACATACTTACGAGCACGAGGTCTATCAGGGGAGAACACCTTTGACTTGCGACGAGCGTTATCTGGGTTTACGACTTTTAGAAACAAGTCAATCTCATAAAGACCGGTTCGAAGTTCGTCAATAAATTCTTGGTTATCCAGGATTGTGTACGAGACGCCCTGCCTTGAGACGGAGGTTACACGCTGAGGTAGCTCGCAGTCTTCGTCACCAGCCCAAAGTCGAGCAAATTCAATCGCTAATTTACGAGCAGCCATTTTTCCAGCTATTGGCACTGGCATCCCGTAAGCGTAAGTAACTTCTACATTGCAGGGTGTCCAGGGGGTGCCGGATTTAATATGTATTGTTGAGTGGTCTACAAGGTAGTAGCTTGAAGGATCTAAGATAGTGCCTGTCCTGTTACGAATAGTTATAATCCTAGTTACGGGACGGCCGCGGAGGCGTATTCGAGAGTCAGGAGACATGCCATCGGCAGCTAGCTCGGAGTACTCGTCAAAATCCCCTGAAGGGATGTTAAAAACGTCTCCGCCAAAAAGAACGGGGCTAATTGTGTTAGTAGACGCCCCCATGCGGTTATTTCTAAGAGTGCAGGTGTAACGCTCAGTTACAACTGTCTCACCCATATACTTGCGACCGGACATTGCCCAGAGTAGATTCGACGCAGTCTGAGCGGCCTCTAAGCTGTACTCAGTGTAGGAGAAGTCTCCCATGTCTTCTGGGAGTACCCAAAGGTTGCTTGCCATATTTATTACCTCTTAGATAAAGTTTAACGGGTGGTAGCCTAAGCTAGTTTGCTCAAGCCACCACCCGTTCTTGTTAACTATTTTTAGCTAGGGTTTTCGTTTGACGCAATTACGTTATCAATAGAACCGTCTTCGTCATAGCCAACTGCTCCTGGCACATTGTAGCCAGCTCCACCAGAGGTGATGCTAGTAGTTGCAACTGGGTACGGGAAGCTCTCTGTCAATGAGTTCACAGTTGTTACACGAGCGCCACGGGTGACAGGCGTGCTTAGAATGTCTTGAGTAATTGCAGAGTTTAGGTAACTAACAACGTTACCTGATACTCCAGAGACAGTCTTGTCACCATTAAATAGTGATCCAACATTCTGAACTGAAATAACATCGCCAACTTCTAGTAGTGGCGGTGCACTAAAGGTCAGGCTTGCAGTAGTGTCAGTCAGTGTTGCAAGGAAGCTGTCAACTGTGATGGCGCTTGGTGAGCTAGCATTAGCCGAGGTAAATACTACCTGGTCAGTTGCGTTGTCAGTCCAAGTGTAGAATCCAGATAGTCCGGTTGGAGCCCAGTCAGAACGTGCATAAGCGTATGGACGCTCTGCAGCAACTGGGAACTCCCAGCGGCCGTCGATACCTGACTTAAAGTTCTCGTTTCCTAGACCATAGCCTTCGAAGGTGTTAGCCATTAGACCGTTTTCAATAACACGGTCGCCGGACTGACGCATCTTGACGTACGGGAAGACCCAGTAGAAGTAAGGAAGAACGCCAGAACGCTTTCCGCTCTTCACTGCGTGGGACCATGCTTCAATGGCAACACCGTTGCCGGCAGGGTCATCACCAACACCAGGAGCGGCCCAACCGATTGACTTGTTGTTTGGGTCGAGCGCGGTGCCTAGGTTCTTGCGTAGTAGTAGTCCACCAGAAATCAGAGCCGAAAGCTCTGGGTCTGGCTCGCAGATAGCAAGTTCCATAGTGATTCGCTTTAGAGTGTCCGGGGCCTTGTAGGTCACGCAAATAACGCCGTTAGCGCCCTTTTCAGTGATCTCGTCGCCCTCTTCGTACTCGGGGGTAAAAGAAACTCTCATGAAGGCGGAGGTAGTGTAGCTATCCTGATTGCCAGTCATAAGGTTCCCAGCAGCATCTAGGCGTGTGACACGGATTGACACACCCTGAATGCTGGCTGCATATTCTTGAGTAGCCATAAGCTATTCTCCTTATTTCTTGATTAAGCTGTTAGATCGACTCGAACAGCGAGGTGGATGGATGTGTCAAAGTAAGCTGCCGCAGGGCGGATTGCCTTGATCCTCATGTCATTTTTATTGCCCGACACATCGTAAGCTTGCGCTAGATTGTCGTTTACGACATCAACGTCACCAAGGTAAACCTTGACAGCGCCTGTGCCATAAATCCATTTGTTGATGGCTGATGCAGCAGCACCAGTTACACCAGTTGGGCCATTACCTGAATAGCCTGCACCCACAACTACAGGGGTGCCAATTCTAGTAATTAGAGTTCCGTTTTCCGACTTCTCTAATCTCGTATTCAGAAGGGAAGCTACGTCGCTGGTCATGTGGATTACTCCAGTCTCGCCTGCGTTCGATGCGGCTGCCATAGAGCGCTCTAGTTCAGCAAGGGCTAAAATAGCACCAAGAGCAGTTCCACTATTAACTAAATCAGTTCCAGCATCAGATAGGGCTTTATTGTCGTGCGACTCTCCTTTACGGACAGCACCATCCCAAAGTTCTACTTCTATAGACTTCTGGCTCATGCCTTCAATCTGACGAGATAGTCTAGCAATTCGGTCAATAGCGTTAAAACTTAGTCCCGAGCGTGTCTCGGTCAATTCAATGAAAAAGGGCTTGATGTCATCGTAATAATTGATAACTCCGCCAGTAACTACAGATCCGTTAGTATTGTCTGTGTCATCCCAGTTTTTGAGCTCCTGCACGGTG